ATATTCTCAATTTCTACATTTGCAGGATTATTATAACTTACCGATAAACTAGGTAATTCTACTTTTAATTGTATACCACGCAATAAATCACCATTTTTTGGAATTTCAACTTGAACTGTTCTACCAAAATCATATTGTGATGTTATTGGAATTTCATAATTAAATATAGAAAAATTTGAATGATGCATATATACTTGCTTAAAAAAATTAAACTGTGGATTTTCTACCAATATTTTATCTTGTGCTCCACTTATTAATAATTGTAATATTCCAGCTGGCATATATTCTAATATATAATGATCTTTTAAATAAAAATTAAATTTAAAAAGTATTAAATTTAAATTTTTGTATTAACATAAATAAATCTTTTCAGTAGTCTCAAATCCATTGAAATTAGTAGAAGAAGCTGTAGTATAAGCTCCCATATTTTTAATTTCAAAATAATTACCTATTTCTAATTCAGGCAATTTCATTTCTAATACTTTATCAGCAGAATCACATGTTCTTCCAAATATTACACTATCATGAAGAATTCTTGGATTCCTTACTTTACTAATAATTTTTAAATCTGGTTTAGCCATATCAAATATAATATTTGAAAATGATGAATAAATACTTTCATCTACAATATAAAATATTTTATTATTAGTTTTTCTTTTAGCTATTATAGGAACATATAGTGTATGGGATTTTGTCATAAAAAATCTACCAGGTTCTGAAATAAATCTTAATTTACTATTCAAGACAGGAAAATCTTTAAATAATTTTACCCCTTCTTTGATTTTATTTGCTTGATCAACAAATTTTTCATCACAATTTCCTGTAAATCCACCACCAATATCTACTACACTATATTGATGAGATGTTTCTTTTTTTTTTAAACTATCATGCATTATACAATGAGTTAATTTAACAGCTTCATAATATTGATTTGGATTATAACATCCACTTCCTACATGAAATGAAAATCCGGATATATTAATATTTAATTTTTTAGCTAACTTTAGAATAGTCATTGCTTCTTCATACGATGCTCCAAATTTTGAACTAAATGGCATTAATGAATCTTTATCTTCTACTTTTAATCTAATAAGAGTATCTATTTTTTTATTTTTTAATTGAGATTGAATTTTTTGTAATTCTTCAATTGAATCAACAACAGTTAATGGAACTTTATTGTTTACAGCATATGCAAAATCATTTTTACCTTTATAGGGATTTGCATAAATTATTTTATTACTATTAATACCTAAATCAATGATTTGTTTAATTTCTCCTAAACTAGCACAATCAAAATTTATATCATTATCTACTAATTGTTTTAATAAGATATTATCATTATTACATTTTACGGCATAATGAGGTTGGATATTTGGAAGTTGATATTTCCAAAGATTTATTTGATCTAATAGCAATTTTGGTTGAACTGTAAAGAACGGTTTTTGTTGTTGAACAAATTTGGTAAATTGTCTCAATATTTATAAGAGTCCTAAGATAATTATTTTTTTAAAATAACTAAATCAATTTTTTTATAAAATTTTAATTAAAAAATTTTATAAAAAAAGCAAGTGAATGAAATGAAGTCAATATACCATATCGTTTAAAAACTAAATATTAAACACAAGAGTTGCCATACCATTCTTAAAACTTAATAAATTGTAAGCAAGTGCATAAGTTTTAATTACTGCTTGATCATTATTTGCTTTTAAATTATCAATTAATTTTTGATTCATTTGAAAGACAAAAGACTTATATTTATAACTACTAAAATTTGCTGCTCCACTAGGTTGATATTGTTCTGGCATTATTGCAAAAGAATATGAATTAATACCATCTGATGGAGTTTTAGTATGACATTGCCATGGTTGTACGTAATTGGTGTAGGTTGGATCATAATTTTGGAATCTTTGATATTGTTCAAATGTAAATGAAGTTAAATCAAAAGGATTTTTATCACCATTTGGTGAAGAAGGAATTAGTGATTGATATAATTGAACAAAACAATCATTTTCAGTAGTATAAAAAAGGGAATATAGAGTAATTGAAGATAAATCTATATCAATAATTTTGTAGGGAGTATTATTGTTATTATAAAATTGTGAATTAAAAATAGTTACAGTATCACCTACATTAAATACATGTGGACCAATTACTAATTGTATTTTATTTTCTAATGTATTTGTAACAACATTATTAATTGCTGATACTAGATAAATTATACCTAAATTATATACACTAAGCAAATTATTTTTTAAATTATTATTTGATTGAGCTACCCAATACATTTCTTTTATAGAATTAATAAAAAATGATTCAATTGTAGTATTAATAGTATTAATATTTAAATAATTATAATTTTGTACTACTTCTATTAAATATTCTTGAGGAGATTGTGCAAATTTAGTACGTTCATCTACATCTAAATAAATGTAGTCGACCAATAAATTCATATCTGATATTTGGATTGTATCTTCAAAATTAAAATCTGAAGGAGCATCAGTAAATATTAAATTTCGAATATCTCTTAATTCTAAATTTATACGGACTTCATTATATCTTAAGAATACTAGAGGTAATGAACCAGATATATATTTATTAAACCAAAAATTTAATGGAATATTTAATGTATATGAATTTTTTTTAGTATGATCATAAGTTATTAGTGGAGGAATATTTCCAATTAATTTATTATATACTTGTCGCAATTCACTATTCATAGAAAGATCATTCCAAATATTAAACCAATCATTATCTTGACGATCAATGATTTGTCCTCCTATTTCTAACGTTATATTTTTTATAATTTGATGACCAATTTTTTGAATCCATGCAAATTTATAATTTTGATAATGAAGATGGAGTTGTTGAAAGTTTTGAATATTTTTGTATAAAAAATTATCTATTTGAATAGTATTATTTTTATAAGCTAATAAATCATTTAAAATTTGATTTACTAATTGACTAGAAGTACTAAAACTAGAAAGTGAATAATTTGCAATTATTCTAATAATATCTATATCTGATAATCGTAAATTAAAAAAACTAGAACCTTCATATATGTAATTATTATTCTCATCATAAAATGTTGTTCCTGGTAAAAATGTATTAATTAAATTTAAACGATTGTATGTATTATTATATTGCATTTTTAGATTAGCATAAGCATTTGATGTATAATATAAGTTAGTAATTTGTTGTACTCTTGCAAATAGATTTGATAAACTAACATTTTGATTTATAGTTGTAATGTATGAATTAATTTCTCGATAAAAGGTATAAATATAATTAATAATAATTTTAAATTCATTATATTGTGTATTTAGATTTTGAATTTCAGTAGCATCTTGAGGAGTATAATCAGATTGAAAATTTGGATCTATTAAAAAAACATCGGGTAATGTAATTTGCAAATACATTTTATTTACTAAATCACCAATTTTATCTAAAGTGCATGAAATAGTATTGCCAAAATTTTGAATGCCACTAAATTTCTGAACTATATTTTCTATTGCAAAATTTGTATAGCGTCGATACACTAATTTAAAAAATGTTATTTGTGGCATTCCAGTTAAAAATACATCTGCTGTACCATATGCGACTATTTGTATTAATCCACCAGTCATTATATTACTATATATAATATATATTTATTTATAATATTAAAAATAAACATTATAAATAATAATTTTAGATACTTGGAATAAACTCCCAATTTAAATGAGTACAAATCTTTTTCCAAATATTAATATCCATATCTTTAATTTTTTGATCTGATTTTAATAAATGAATAAATGGCAAAATATGATCTAATTCAATTAATTCACATAATTTATAAATTATATAAGAATAACTAATTAAATTTTTTCGCATATTAGGTTTATACATTTTAAATGGTTCTTGAACTTCACGAAACATTTGACGAAGTTTTTCTTCTTGTTCTCTACTTAATTGAGGTGGTTCTTTTCCAGTAGTTTTAAATATTATATATGGTATATCATCATAGTATTTATTTAAACCTAATTTGCTTAATATTTCGCGCATTATCTGGGGCGATATATTTTTAATATCACCATTTAGATTATATTTATTAATTTCTTTTTTAATTTTATCACATATTTCATCACTTAATTCGATTACTTCTTTTCCTTGAATTTTATTAAGCCATTCATTAAAATGGTTCATTGTTTTATAAGCAACATATGTTTTGGTATCATTGGAATCTTCTTTGTAATTTGGAATATCACTTTCTACTAGAATTGTTTGACTTTCGCCACACATTTGACATACCATTAAACCATTATGAAGATCTAAAATCATTTCATCTTTACATGCTGGACAATATCTACTCATATTATCAAATTTGTTCTTTTTTTTATTTCCACTGGTAACTGTTTCTTTATCTACCTTAGATAGATAATTATTTAATAAATTAAATTTATCTTGTGTGTCATCTTCATAATCCATTAGAATATCAACAACATCGTGATAATAATCATATTCATCATATAATGATAATTGTTGTATTTGAGATTTTAGGGCACTTGATTTGAGAGTAATTTGATTTTTATCAGAGACGTTAGTGGTTGATTCCAAAGTTTTTTCTAATTTTGATAATTCAGCATTTAGGGAGGAAATTTTAAGTTTATTGGATTCTAGATCATTCGTAATTTCTTCATGACGAGTGGCTAAATTGGATTTTACGGGTTGTTTTTTAATGGATTGAAGGATTGAATGATACTTCGAATTCTTTTTTTTGAACATAGTATATAATAAAATTATGGTTTATTCTTAAATTAAAAAAAATACTATAGTTTTTATTT